TCCGGAAGACCTCAAGATCAACCTGGATCGAGTTTGCCACAGTGTGGAAAAGATGTGGATGGACGGCAGCACCGGCTGCGGCAAGTTGAAAATTTTACCCACGCCCATGGGCGAACTGGTAAAAACACTGGTGACATCAGGCGTGAAGCTGGGTGTCAGCAGCCGCGGATCCGGCAATGTTGACGATAGAACAGGACATGTAAGTGACTTTGAAATAGTCACTATAGATGTGGTTGCCCAACCCAGCGCCCCCAACGCTTACCCCAGAGCAATCTATGAAAGTCTCATGAACATGAAGTACGGACACAGATTGTTGGAAGTGGCTCGTGAAGCTGGGCAGGACAACAAAGTGCAGAAGTATCTCAAGAGCGAAGTAATCAAGCTCATTAGAGATCTCAAAATCTAAGGAGAATCTACAGATGTTAGATGCAATCAAACCGCTGCTAGATAGCAACCTGATCACCGAGGAAACTCGTCAAGAGATCACCGAAGCCTGGGAAGCCAAGCTGACGGAAGCTCGTGAACAGGCCCGTGCCGAACTGCGTGAGGAGTTCGCACAACGCTATGAGCATGACCGAACAGTCATGGTTGAAGCCTTGGATCGCATGGTTACAGAGGGTCTCTCAGCTGAGTTGAGCCAAGTTCGTGCTGAAAAGCAGAGCCTGGCCGAAGATCGCGTGCGTTTTCAAAAGAAAATGGGCGAGTCTGCCACCAAGTTCAACAACTTCATGGTGGCCAAGCTGGCAGAAGAAATTGGCGAATTGCGTCGTGATCGTAAACAGCACAATGAAGGTCTGGCGAAGCTGGAAAACTTCATGGTGCATGCCCTGGCACGCGAAATTCAAGAATTTGCCGCGGACAAGCGTGCTGTTGTGGAAACACGAGTTCACCTGGTTCGCGAAGCAAGATCCAAATTGGAAACACTCAAAACCAGATTTGTAAAAGAATCTGCTGAAAGAGTCAGCCAAGCTGTTAGCCAGCATCTCAAAGCTGAACTCACTCAGTTGCACGAAGACATTCAAGTTGCTCGCGAGAACAACTTTGGTCGTCGTATCTTTGAAGCATACGCAGCCGAATTTGGCGCCACTCATCTCAATGAGAAGGCCGAAGTTCGCAAACTGCGTGACACAATTGCTCGCAAAGATCACAAACTGAGTGAAGCCATCAATCTTGCCCAACGCACTCGTGTGTTGGCCGAGAACAAGGAACGTGAGTTACGCATACTCAAAGAATCCACCGAGCGTGAAAACGCCTTGGCGGAACTGTTGAGCCCGCTGAATCGTGAGAAACAGGCGATCATGCGCAATTTGCTGGAAAGCGTACAAACCCCTCGTTTGAAAAACGCTTTTGAAAAATATCTTCCAGCTGTCCTCGAAGACCGCTCGGTGAAAGCTGCACAAGTGATCACTGAAAGCGTGACCGAAGTCACTGGCGATAAATCTGCCCGCTACCAAGAAGAAGACACCGATGCTGAAAAGAGCAACGTGATCGACCTCAAGCGTCTGGCAGGACTTTAAACACAACAAAGGAGACATAAAATGTCACAACAATTACTTGAAAGTCGCTGGACCGAAACCAAAGAAGCCCTGATGGAAGGTCTCTCTGGTACCAAGCGCAACAGCATGAGCGTGATCCTGGAAAATACCCGCAAGTATTTGAAAGAGAACGCATCAGCAGGCAGCACAGCAGCTGGCAACATTGCCACACTGAATCGCGTGATTCTTCCCGTGATCCGTCGTGTGATGCCCACTGTTATCGCCAACGAATTGGTGGGTGTTCAGCCCATGACAGGCCCTGTGGGTCAAATTCACACTCTGCGTGTGCGTTATGCCCAGAGCTTGACAGACAACTCAGCAGCTGGCACCAGCGTCACAGCTGGCCAAGAAGCCTTGAGCCCGTTCACAATTGCACAGGCTTACTCAACAGTGCCCAAAGACACTGCCAGCACCAACAGTTACACTGGTGGCGCCACAGCAGTCATGGAAGGCAACGGCGGTAAGCAGATTTCTGTTCAGATCCTGAAACAAGCCGTTGAAGCTCGCACACGCAAGCTGCAGGCTCGTTGGACATTTGAATCAGCTCAAGACGCACAAGCCATGCACGGCATTGACGTAGAAGCTGAAATCATGGCTGCCTTGGCACAAGAGATCACAGCTGAAATCGACCAAGAGATTTTGCTGAGTCTGCGTACCTTGGCTACCACAGAGTACACATACAACCAAGCCACTGTAAGCGGTACAGCCACATTCGTGGGTGATGAGCATGCTGCCCTGGCAGTGTTGATCAACCGTGTGGCCAACCTGATTGCTCAGCGCACACGTCGTGGCGCTGGTAACTGGGCTGTGGTAAGCTCTGCTGCACTCACAGTGTTGCAAAGTGCCACAACAAGTGCTTTTGCTCGCACAACAGAAGGCACATTCGAAGCTCCTACCAACACCAAGTTTGTGGGCACATTGAACGGCGCCATGCGTGTGTTTGTGGACAGCTATGCAGCTGACACAACACCTGTGTTGGTGGGCTACAAAGGCACAAGCGAAGCTGACGCTGCCAGCTTCTACTGCCCTTACATTCCGCTCATGAGTTCGGGCGTGGTTTTGGATCCCACAACATTTGAACCTGTTGTGAGTTTCATGACACGTTATGGCTACGTCGAATTGACAAATACTGCCTCGAGTTTCGGCAACGCTGCTGATTATTTAGGCGAGATAGCCGTTCAAAATCTGAGCTTTTCGTAAGCAAAAGTTTATTCATCTCAGGGATGGGAAGAAGCAGGAAAGCGCCGAAAGGCGCTTTTTTGTTGGATAAAATATATGTAGAACTTACCTACATCATAAATAAAAGCATGAACAAATATGAAAAATGGTACACGGCCATTACAGAACGTGCAAAAAACAGAACAGTAACTGGATACACTGAAAGCCACCATGTGATCCCACGCAGCCTTGGTGGTAGCGATGATGCTGACAACCTAGTGGATCTCACAGCTCGTGAACACTTTGTATGCCATTGGTTGCTGGTCAAGATACACACAGGTGAATCAAGGAACAAGATGATCTATGCACTGAGAATGATGCGAGCAGAGAAACACGGACAGCAAAGATACGAAAGTAAAATCACTGCCAGAGTTTATGAAAGTATCAAGAAAGAATATTCTGAAATTGCTTCAAAAAGATTCTCAGGATCCGGTAATGGATTTTATGGTAAACATCATACACCAGAAGCACGTGAAGCTATAAGACAAAAAAATATCGGGAATCAGATTAATGACAATCAACGTGAAAAAATAGTGCAATCAAAATTAGGTAAAAAACGCCAACCGTTCAATGAAGAATGGAAAGAGAATTTGTCTAGAAATCACAAAAGCAAGCAGCCAGATTTTGATGGATCCTTGTCAAACGAAACCCGCCGCAAGATAGGCGACAAGTTGCGTGGTAGAAAACAAACTGAAGAAGAAAAACAGCGCAGAGCACTGGCCAACACTGGAAAAACCAAGCCTAAACGTCACTGTGCCCACTGTGATCAAATGATAGCGGTGAACACCTATGCCCGTTGGCACGGTAGCCACTGCAGCGCCCGGCCACTGTGAAAAAAATCCGCCATGACCGCTGCCCAAACCACCAACTCAGCTAAATATTCTATAACAACAAGGAGCACCCATGCCCATACGCATAGGCGGAGCCATTGAAATAGGTGGCAATGTAGAAATCACCAGTGAGACCGGATTTGATTTTTCAGGCAGCCAATGGCTGACTGTGACCAATACCAGCGGGGACTGGAATCTGGGTCGAGTCTGGACCATTGAGTTCACAGTGACCATACCTGAACAACCTCTGGGTCCGCAATACCTGCTGAGTCAGCCCACTGTGAGTGGCACATCCACAGGTGTTGATGTGTTTGTGGACACAGCCAACAATGGCCGGGCACAAGTGGGTGTGAGAACTGGAACAGACCGCGTCATGTTCACCGACACCTACATCTCGCCTGGTCAGCAGACTCATGTGGCAATTCAAAGTTTTGAAAATGTTCCCTATGGCATACAAAGCACTCAGACCTGGATCAATGGATTGCGTCGGGAGAACTTGAACACTGCCATAGGGTTTTATCAAAGCACCAACGATCTCACAGTGGGTCGCAGGGCATCGGACAACGGTGCTGGATTTCGGGGTCGTTTAGACAGCTTGAGAATCAGCAACCAAGCAATCATCAGCAACACCACCTATACACCCAGTTCCACTCTCTTGGTGTTGCCCTCCACACGACTGCTGCTGCAGGGTGTGAATTTCACCACAGACCAGTCGGGTCGTCACACTGTTGTGATCAACAGTTAATCAACTTCAAAGGAAAATATCATGCCCATAGTAATTCAAGGCGCCATTGACATTGGCGGCAACATCGAAATCGGATTCAACGTCGAAGTGTATCGCAATCTGTTTTTTGATTCACGCAATCCTCCAGCCCAAGGTGCACCCGTATACCCCGTGAGTCACCCGGCCTGGAATGGCTGGATGAACGAACATGCAGTCAACAACGGTGGTCTGGGTTGGTTTGATCGCACCTACACCTTGACTTTCCCTATCACAGGCAAGTACGAGTTCAAGGGTTCGGTGGACGACTCGGGCTGGGTCGATCTCGACGGTGTCAATGTGTTCCAACCCGGTGGGTTTGCTGCTGCACCTGCCATTCAGGAATTTTACATCACAGCCGGTTCACACACCATTGCCCTGCACTCGCGTGACATCGGCGGTGTGGTCACTGGCATTGCGTTTACCATTCGATATTGATGGCATCAGGGCTGCTTTGGCAGTGGCCCTGATAAATAACACAGTCGGCTGTGCTCGACTGCAATTAACACAAAAAGGAAAAAATCATGGCAATCACAATCGGCGGCGGCATCACCCTAGGCGGTGGCATTTCTTTTATTCCAGGTCCTCCTGCAGATCCCTACTGGTCTAGCACCACAATGTTGTTGCCCGGCAACGGCACCAATGGCGCCAACAACAACACATTTGTGGACTCCAGCGGCAATAATGTCAGCATCACCAGAAGTGGCTCAACCACACAAGGCACACGCAACCCATTCTCATCTGCTGCACCATACTCTGCTGCTGCAAATGGTGGATCGGCTTACTTTAATGGTTCAACGGATTATCTAACAGCACCAGCAAGTTCAAACTTTGATTTTGGTACTGGTGATTTTACTATCGAATCTTGGTTTTATCTTGCCGGGAATAGTTCTGCACAGGGCAGTGGTTCTAGGGAAGCTGTATTATTTTCCAATGATGACGATATCAACGGCGGTGGAGTTGTATCAGGAAGTATCTGTTTGACTATTGCCGGTGACGCATCAACCACTGGTGTTGGCATACTTTTTTATAGAAGACAAACATCAGGCGCATATGCTGAAGAATTTTTTTATGGTACTGCAATTGCTCAAAACACATGGAATCATGTTGCGGTAGTAAAATCAGGCTCAAATATAAAAATATTTTTTAACGGATCAATTGGTTTATCGACAACTGCTGTAAATACTACATGGGGTACATCTGCAAAACCCTCTTCTATTGGCGGCAGATATATAACTAACTATAGAAGCTATATAAACGGTTATATCAGCAATCTTCGTGTGGTCAAAGGCACTGCGGTATACACCTCGGCATTTACGCCAAGTACCACACCACTCACAGCCGTTTCTGGCACCAGTTTGTTGTTGTCAGGTACCAATGCTGCTGTGATTGACAACACCATGAATACCAACTTGACCACTGTGGACAATGCCAGCATCAGCACTGCACAAAGCAAGTTTGGTGGTTCAAGCATGTATTTTTATGGATCAGCTGGGTCAAATCCCACAACACGGATTCGTAGCTTTGGGAGTAGCAATAATTTAAATGCAGGTGATTTTACCGTAGAAATGTGGTACTACCCAACTGCTCATAATACTACTGGATATCCAGTTTTATATACAGATTATGAAACTTGGGTAGGTGGTGCCGGGTACAACGGATTAGTTGCTCTTTTGGCAGGAAACAAAGACCGCGGCGCAGGAAACATTAATAAGGTATATCTAAGTCTAGGTGATAATTATTGGTTTGGAACTACCACAGTACCACCTTTGAACACTTGGACACATATTGCTCTTGTAAGAAACGGCAATAGATTTATGGTCTTTATAAATGGCATTATGGAAGTGGACACCACACAAGCAGTCGGTGCATTGACTAGTAATCAATTGGCCGTTGTCGGGGGTGGCATAGATGCTGGCGGGTTGAACTGTATAACTGGTTACATAGACGATTTCCGTCTTACTAAGTATGCTCGTTATACCTCAAACTTCTCGGTACCCACTGAGGCGTTTCCAATTCAGGGATAATGCTGTAGCAACACTCTGAAAAATCCAGGGCATTGACCCTGGATTTTTTTTTAGACCTTGAACCAAGAGAGATACTGCTCAATCTCCTGGGTCACTGTGGCCCAGTTGCCCATTTGCCGTTGTCTAAACAGCTTGGCAGTGGCATACCAGGGTGAATTGTCACGGTCCAGCAACCAGCGCCAGTCCAGGGCATACTGACTCAACATCACCCAGGTGGGTCGGCCCATG